TTATTCTGTATTTATCTTCAATTATTTGTTTTGCATTGTTTGGTATTATGTACTTCCGTATTAAAACACGTAAAAAAGGAACATCTGCATGGGTGTCCCATCCTTTAGAAATACCGTGCAATTGTAACAGGTAATCTTGAGGAGCAAGAATCTTCTTAAACTTTCCAAACTTCAAGATAACTGATGGCAAAGGCGCCCAAACATAGGGTTGTGATTCCCCGATAGTAGTGCAAAACATACCTTTTAAGAATGTCATGGATGTGACATGATCTTTAATACAGATTTTAACCTCTAAACCTAAGGCAGCATAATTTTCAATGACAGCGCTGTCTTTGTGAGCATATAAGGTAGCCATCAAATTGACCAATGTGTTGTTCAATGTAGTTGTTGTTATACCAGTAGGCATGGTATAATCGGCACCATGGGTACCGATGGAGAAAGTGATATTGTGTCGCTTAAATAGTGAACAATGCTTATCAATTATTATCTTCTTGCGACACATTCCTTCTACTTTATTAGCAAATTTCTGGTACTCGCTTGTCTTGAAACTTGCCAAGAAAGAACTTAATATAATATGAGAATTCAAATTAGTATCATTCCATTTTTGAGATATATCAAAATTTTTGAAATCTGTTTCATAAAAAAGCAATTTATTTTCACGATTGACTGCAGTCACGGCATCATCTCCCAAGGCGATTATGCTGATGGAATTATTTGGAATTGTTAAAGCATGCTCTGCCCATTTGCCCAAATCTTGAGCACTTCTACCACATGCCCAGCTGAGGAAAACATGATTGAAAGATGTTTTAAGAACCTCAAATTTGGATGGTTCTTCTTGGACATCGCACAACCACAAAAAATCAAACATGTAACTAGCAATTTTATCCACATATGGCCCAGTTGTGACAACATCTAAAACATCGAAAACGTGAATAGGACGACATTTATTGGTGGTGCATTTGAGATACTCGTCCAATTTAGGCATAAGATTAATATAATTCTTTGCTACAGCACCTTTTTTATGTTTTTCCCAAGCGCTCAAATAAATAGCTTTCTTATCACTTTTTTGCATCCAATCATAAATAAAAGATTCAGTGATATCTTCATTAAATGAATTAAGTTTGATGATTGGAACTTTTCCCCATTCTTGTGAAATATCAGGTTTGCGAAACAAAACTAAATCTTTACTCATTTCATTAATCATGGCATTGAAAGAATTGTAATTTTTTCCTGGTTTGCTGAATTTGGAACCAAAGTTTAGCAACTGGGTAACATACGAGTCACGATTATTTTCTTGACACAATTTGTTATATTGTGGAATTGACAACTCGTTTCCATCCATTCTAATATTTATCTTCCTGTTGCTTTCAACCAAGGGTGTTTCAAGATTTCTCTCTTTACTGAGAAAAGGTTTGGAACTTATTCCTTGACGCACGCCACTTTTGTTTTCGACAACATCATCTTCATCTCTTATATTTTTTATATTTCTTCTAGTTTTGAAACTGAAGTAAATAGCAG